GTCGTTCTTTAAACTCATTAGGTAAAACCGCTTTTGGCCTCGGTTACCACACCGAGTACGTGTTCGTCGATCGACTGCTGGGTTGAAACAACAGCCTCTCTATGAACCCGCGTCAACATACATATAATGAATTCGTCACCCAAATAAACCAACGGAAAGTAACAATGATGATAAGACTAACACTCACTCAGAGTCAGAGTCATCAACGTCTAAATTGTTAAACTCTAAATTGTCAATACCTGCATCCAAATTAACATTACATTCATTATCTGATAAGTCATCGTCGATGTACTCATTATTAGCTAACAAGCCGTCAAAAGGAACTCCAGCTATAGCAGACATTAAATCAGAATGGGTAGTCAAGCCATCCTGTAAACTAGTGAGAAAGTCGATTGCATTAATTCCTCCATCATCTGCATACTCAGGCAAACCTAGATAACCACGCTTAATGAATATCTTTTCAAGAGGCAACTTCCTTAAGTCACTAACTATCTCGAAACAAGATAATAGATACGCACCAACTTCACTTTTGGGAGTCAAATCTTTATAATACTCGTTGATATACGTAACTACTCTTGTTACCAGAGAAGCCGGGTCAACAATTTTAACATTTCCCATTTTGTCACACATTATGTTAGATGGATTACAATCACCGTGAATACAGTTCGTATGCTCATGAAACAACATTAATGCTTTTAGTCCAGCAAGAATCTTATTCATAGGCAAATCTTTTATTGGATAACACTGTTCAATAATTATGCCATAGTTATAAGCATTATCGTTAAACTTCGAATTTCGCAAATTAATTAAACCATACATCCCAGCAAATACATCATATCTAATCTGTTTATTATAATAAAATTTCAGTGTTAACTGTAAATCACTAGAGACTATCTTCTTAAGGAATAGGTTACCCAAAACATTACATTTCAACGCCACCATGGTAGCGTTACCTCTAAACCTATTATCCACAGCGACAGAATTCAGATCTATAGTCATATTGTTATTAATTAGGGTAAGGCCGACAATGCTAGTGAAATACTTAATAGTATCAAAAATACTACCGTAGTTAATAGCACCATTATGGCCAATCGAGTTCTCAAGCTCAATGTGCTGAATCTTCCCTTTCTGACGAAATTTAACAGTGAATGGTTGTCCTTCATCGAATCTATAGATACAAAAGTGTCCTTCGGATGGGTCGGATCCATAACAATGTATATTTGACATTTACACAATCTTACACTCAACAAATTTTCTAC